AACCTAAAGGACAAGACGTTTATGTGGGTGTAGATACTGGTTTAACCGATGATATGAGTGTGTTAACCCTTCTCTCTCCTATTGGAAAGGTGTTAGGTATATATTCATATAACAACGATAGTTTACAAAACATAGCGACTAAATTTATCTCTATACTTAGACAGTATAATGTAGTAGGTGGTTATTGTGAAACGAACGGAATAGGCCGTGGAATGTATGATCTTGTAAGTCCTAAGTTTAGGAAAATAAAAGAGTTCTATACAAACCAATCTAACAAAACTGAGATGGTAAGAAAGTTAATTAACGATATTGAGACATCTACTATTGAACTACCTTCAGAAGAATTATGTCCTCAATTACATTCTGAGTTTAGTACCTATACTTACAAGATGAGCAATACAGGTAAATTATCTTTTAGTCACATGCCAGGAGCTCACGATGACTTTATTGATAGTTTAATGTTAGCTAATTATAGTAGAGTAAAGTTTTTAGAAAATAGAACTATAAGAGTAGCAGGTGTTAAAACTAAAGGCAGTGCTATAAGACCATCCTTTGGAGGTGTGATATAAATTTCGTATATTATATATATGAAGAAATGTAAAGACTGTAACGAGGAGTTAGTATTAGGACATAACTGGACTGAAAGTAGAAAGAAGCATTGGGTTTATGTTTGTAAAACCTGTAGTAGAAGTAGAGGTAAAAAACATTACAAAGAAAATAAAGAACACTACCATAAGTATAACCGTGATTATAGAGCTCAGTTTACTGACGATGTATACCATGTCTATGTAATAGATAATTATGCAGGACAAACTAAAAATATCTATAGTAGAAAAATAGCACACAGAGCTAAAGGAAGAAACACAGATAACTTTAGAGTACTTAAATCAGTTGATACTTTAACAGAAGCTTTAGAACTAGAACAACTACTCCATAGTTTAGGTTATGAAGGTTCCCATCCTAAAAACAGGTAGGCACTTTAAGCTACACCGTAGATATTTATTTTAGACATGACTACAGAGACATTACAACTACAAGTACCAGATTACATATCCATACAAAAGTATTTGGATATAAACTCTTATAAAGGAGAAAGTAATTTTGGTAGACTGGTACATTCGGTATCTAAGATATCCGGTAGAGAGGTAAATGAAGTTAGAAAATGGTCAATGGGTACATTAACAGAAGTAGTTAATGCATTTGCAAATATTGCCGACCATAAACAAGAATTTCACAGCATCATTGAGTGGAATGGTGAATTATTAGGATATGCTAACATGCAACAGGCAACACTCGGTGAATACATTGATTTAGAAACCTCCTGTAAAGATATAGAAAATAATATGCATAAGATTGCTGCTATACTTTACCGACCTATCAAAAAACATAATTTTGGTACTTTATCGTATAAGGTAAAACAGGCCATAAAGATGGTTAACAATAAAGTTGAGAATGTCTTTGATTGGTACACGTTAGAAGAATATGATAGTGATAGACGAAAAGAACGAGAAGAAAGCTTTAGAGACTTTCCAGTGCATATATTTTTAGGAGCACTTAGTTTTTTTTTGTCAACAGGAAGTCTATATTTGCTAACTATAGCTTATTCCCAGGGGAAGATAACCAAGGAGATGAAGATGACCCAAGAGAAGAACCTTCTGGAAACACTTTCTCAGAACACTGGAGCTGGTGGGGGGTTATTTACCAACTCTCTAAATCCAATATATTATCAATATCTGGCAAACGATCAATAACAGATTTAAACTTTATGATGGTATTGAATTATTTAGAAATTGATAAAGACTATAACAACGAACTTGCCAAAGCTCAAAAAAAAGCAATGGCTAAATATTAACAATTATGGCTAAAAGAAAAAAAACTATACAAGAAGAAATAGAAAATTTCGTATCTGAGAAAGAAGCTATTACAGAAGATATCATTCAACCTCACGTAGTAGAATATTACAGAGAGAGAGTCTTAGACTTAAGAGGTAAAGGATATAACGACAATCAAATAGCAGGAATGTTAATGATACACAAACAAAAAGTTGAAAATATTAAATAATGGCTAACGTTAACCTTACATATAGAGATGTTATTAATGCATGGTCAGATGCAGCTACTGCTCATTTACAGATAGCAAGTTTTGACCACGGTACATTAGATTATCTAGATGCATCCTCTCAAGAAAGAAAATATCCTTATATTTTTATGAGACCTTTATCTGCTGTAGTAGCAGAAAGAGTTAAAACTTATAATTTTGAGGTTTATAGTTTAGATATACCTAAAATATCTTCCGGAAATAACTTAGATGTAGTTACTAATACTGAAACGTATATATATGATCTAGTGGCTTGGTTTAATTTTGGACCGGCGGTAAGACAACAATATTACGATGTAAACATTACCACTGTAGTACCAGTCAATGAAGCATTCCAGGATAGACTATTTGGTTGGGTTGGTACAGTAGATGTTACAACACCATTTAACTTAGATTACTGTTCATACCCACAATAATGCAATTAAGAAAATCTTTAGAGGCTTTAGGTAGATTACTAACTGCTGCTATGAGGAGTAGGCTTACTCGTCTAGGCATAAAAGATGGCGGTAATAGTAAACTAGGTAAAAGTATAAAGTACAAAGTAGAAAAAACAGGTAATAATTCGTTAGGTCTTGTTAGATACATGAACTACTATGGTAATTTTGTAGATAGTGGTGTTAAAGGTACTGAAACTGCTTACCCTTCTAATAGAGAATCTTTATTCCAGATGGGTCAATTTAGAAAACCTATTATCAGTAAAGATAGTGGTTTACCTTACCCGGTAAGAATATCTATAGCAAGACATGGTTTAGAACCTAAACCTTTTATAGTACCTTCTATCAATACAGTACTAAAAGAAGTAGGATACGAAATGATAGCTAAAGCATCTGCAGAAGATATAACCGTAAGTGTTGACGAATTGTTTAAAGATATAAAACTAACATCATAAAATGGCAGTAACAGTATTAGCAAGTCCTACATCACCAAACGTAACAGGTACAAAACTAGTATATACTTTAAGTAGTTCACTTGCAACTAATCCTCAATATCAGTACGTAGTAGATATACATGAAACTGGTAGTTCTACTAGATTAGGTAGATTTTATGCCTATCCTAACCAGTACGGGAGTGGTATTATAGAGGTATCTAGAATACTTAGTGATCATTTAGAATATAATCAAGCCTGGAAAACTCCTGGAGGTACTGTAGATAATAAAGGGTTTAAAACTTTTACTTTACATTATAGTGAAAGTTATGGAGCAAGTATTAGCAGTTCTGCTGTTGTATATCCCGGCGGTTCTACCTCGGATATATCTGTATTCTTAGGATCAGTAGATGCTAATGCAGGTACATATAATTACACTCCTACAGGGTCTTTTCATGCATTAACCGATCAACCAACCGGTAGTATATCACAAGGTAATCATGTAACTGTACCATTATTTGTAACTCCATTTTCTATAGGAGGTGATCAAGAAATGAGAGTAAAATTTGTAAGTGCTTCAGGAACAACCATACATGAAGGAGATACCGGTGCTTTAGCAGGAGCTGATTATGAATTATACCAATATGCAATTGGTAGCGGTAGTGCTTTATTCGGTACTTACTTTGAAAATAACGACTGGGAATATATATACTGTACTATATCTGGTTCAGGTACACCTTTAACTACTTTTAAGAGAGAAAGACCTTGTAACGGTGAAGAAACAACTTTTGTATTTGTAAATAATTACGGATACTACGATTATTATACTATAGGTAATCCTATAAGAAAAAATACTAGAGTAGGTAGAGAAACTTACGATAAAGTAATGGAAGATTTTAGTAATTATGAATCTACTTACGATATAAGCCGTAGAGGTACTAAGCAATACTATACAAACTACCAAGATACTTTTTCAATAACTACTGACTATGTAAATAAAGAGACTAGTGACTGGTTAACCCAGTTATTCGACAGCAGTGATGTTTACATACAAGAAAACGGTAAGTTTATACCTATAGTGCTTTTAAACAGAGAGTATAGATGGAATCAAAAGAGAAATAGAGATAAACTATTTCAGTATGTAATTAACTTTAAATACAGTAACCAAAGATTAAGTAGATAATGGCTATTTCTATAACACAAAAACCAACCACTCCTAATGCAGCATATACTTATTTACCTTATGTAGTATCTGGAAGTGTTACTACCGGTAACCCGCAATATAGTTATGTTATGGACATTTATGAGTCAGGAAGTTCCACAAGACTTAACCGTATAACACAGGTACCTAATCCGTCCGGCGTTGCTGTATTCGATCCTTCTAGACTACTACAAACAAAATTATCTTATGATAATAACTGGAAAACTTTAGGTAGTACAGATAAAGTTAATGCAGTAAAAACATTTGAAATAAAATTTGGTGAACAATATTCTACTTCTATCAGTAGTTCGGTAACAGTATATTCTGATTTAGCAACACATGAGTTAGAAGTATTCCCGGCAGTAATAGATCCTAATAACGGTAGTAGTTATAATTTTAATACTAGTTCATTTGCCGAAACTGGAAATAGATTCTTAAGTAACTTTCCAGGAGTTAAAAGAGGTTTAAACAATACAGTACCACAGCCTAACGGATATCCTTATATATGTGACTCTAGTGACTATATGACATTAACTTCGTTTAACGAAGATTATCAAACTTCTAATATGATAACTGTTAGCGGTTATTTTTTAAGTAGTAGTAGAAACTGGGTTAATCCTGTAGGTAATGCTTTATGGTCTGTTAACTTAACTGGTGCTTCTGATGGTTATTTTACTACCTATGGTATAGGTCCTAAAAATATTTCGGAGTTTGATAGTATAGCTTCTGCAAGTATAGCCTCAGGAGCAACAAATATGCTATACACCTCTAACGTAAACGGTGGTGCAGTAATTGCTATAGAAAACAATTGGAACGGTGGATTTATGGTAACCGGGTCAGCTATTGGTAATACTTACAATGTATGGGACTTTTCTAAAGTACAGTTACCTCAAAATAACGAGTATATAAGATTTGCTTTTATAAACGATTACGGATTTTACGATTATTACAACGTATATTCACCGATTCAAAGAAGAACAAAGGTAGATAGAAAAAACGTTTCTCTACCTAAAATAAATTATAGTGGTACTGCTGTTCCTTATTCTTCTAAAGATGGAGGAGAGACAAGCTTTTACACGGATTTAAACGATAGTTACACGGTGACTACACAATGGTTAGATCAAGAGATGGCTAATTACTTAGAAGAGTTACTAGATTCACCGGAAGTATTTGTACAGCAAGATGATGAATTTGTACCTGTAGCAATAAACAATCAAAGCTATATAAGCAATCAAAGTACTGCTAGAAATAAATTATTTCAATACACTATAGAGTTTAGTCCTGCAAATGGTAGAGATTTAGAAAGTAGAATAACTAATTGTAATCCACAACCAGAACCGGCACCAGTACCTCCTAGAGGTCCATTTGGAGAACCAACTTGGTATTATAACTCTCAAGTACCGGGAAGTAATCCTACAGGTACCTGGCAAGATACTAAGAGTGTAGGTCCTGATCTTAAGACAGGTTCTATAACTAACGGTGAGGTAGAATACTTAACTAATACAACAGTATCACCTTACATAGGAGACTTTTACTTTAAAGATTGTAACTTTATAACCAGTCAGGCTACTTATATGTTCCTTGCAAATAGTGGATTAGAAGTTATTTCAGGTTCAGGAGGTTGGCCGTTTACATTTACTACTTGGGTTAATATAAAAGAATGGGATACTAACTCAGGAGAAAATAGAACAGGTTTACTAACTTATGGTAGTACCGAACAACCATCAGGAGCTGTAAGAGAGGTAAGAGTAGAAACGAGACCTTCCGGCAGTACAAATATTTTAGCTATAACATCACTGGTAGAAAATTCAACAGCTATTACAAAATTCCCTGATGCAGAAATAGAGTTAAACAAATGGTATCAGATTACTCTAACACGTAATGGTATAAATTATCAAGATCATAAACTTTACTTAAATGATAGTACAGCTTATGTTCCTACAGA